CGTATTTTCCCGATACTGTCCTTTACGCTAACCAGATGAACCAACATGCTGGTTTAGATAAGGATATGCAGTTTTTCTTTTTCCTAAATATTATCACAAGGAAAAAGAGGTTTAGTAAGTGGTCCAAAAAGGATGCTGAAACTGAATCTCTTGAACTTGTTAAAGAGTATTATGGGTATTCAAGTGAGAAAGCGACAGAAGCACTAAAAGTTTTGTCCGAAGAGAACTTGATTATGATAAAAGAGAAACTATATAAAGGTGGAAAATCATGACTGTTGAAATGATTTATTACGACTGGACGCCAGAGTCCATGCTTGAAGTGGTTTTACCAGAGCCTGATAACTTCCTAAAGGTTCGTGAAACATTGACTCGCATTGGCATTGCTTCTAGGAAAGAAAATACATTGTACCAATCTTGCCATATTTTGCATAAGCAAGGTAGGTATTTTATCGTTCATTTTAAAGAACTATTTGCTTTGGACGGTAAAGAATCAAATATCACTTCAGGTGATATTGAGCGTAGGAATGCAATTGCTGGTTTGCTTCAGGATTGGGATCTATTAAAGATACTAAATAATTCTCAAGCGGATCAGAAAGCATCTCTTTCGCAAATTAAGGTCGTATCTTTTAAAGAGAAAGACCAATGGGAATTAGTACCGAAATATAACATAGGAAAAAAATCAAAATGATTAAACTTGAACTTGAAATTAATGAAGTAAATATGATTCTTACAGTATTGGGTAAGCACCCATTTGAGGAAGTTGCTGCGCTAGTTGTTAAAATTAAACAACAAGGCGATCCACAAGCGCAAGCAATTGCTGATGCTAAAGAAAATGCTACTGTAGAAGCTGTTACAGAATAATAGGAGCAATAAATGGATATTCCACAAAAGCCACCAAATCCATTACCAGGTGCTATTGGACAAACTGAAGAACAAAGAATAGCAGCAGAAGCATATGCAAAGTATATGGATCATGTTGCATTGAATCCTACAATTCCACCAGTTCCATTAGAACCAGTACCTCAGCCAAACCCTGTTGAAGTAGCATTAGTTCCAACTGAACCACTGGTTCCAGTAGAAATACCACCAGTACCTCCAGCACCAACATTGTAAAGAATTCACCTTAGGACCGCTAAGTTACGAATCGCATAAAGCTGGTAGTGCGTTAAGCTATCGCTGGAAACAGTAACCAGCAAAACCGACATGCCTTCGGGGTGTCAATTTTAATTAAACTCGCTTAATAGGAGAAACAAAATGGGAAATTCATTTCCAACATTATCATTATTTGGTCCAGGATTTAAGGACTTCGACAAATTCTTTGTCGGTTTTGAGGATCACGCAAAACAATTACAGTCTTTGCATGCTGATCTAACCAAAAACATCCCTAACTACCCACCGTATAATATTCGTAAGAATGCTGAGAACTCATACACAATCGAAATCGCAGTTGCTGGTTTCGGTGAATCTGAGATCGATATTGAAATTGATGGTGGTAAGTTAATTGTTAAAGGTATTGCTGATGCAGCTACTGATGCGCTAGAAGATAATTTCTTGTTCAAAGGTATTGCTACTCGTGCGTTTACTCGAGCATTTGCTATTGATGATCATATTGTAGTTAAGAATGCAGAACTATTTAATGGTATGCTTAAAATTGCTTTAGAGCGTATGATTCCAGAAGAATCTAAGCCAAAGAAAGTTCCAGTTAAAACTGCTGGCAAAAGACAGTTTTTGAGAGAAGGAGAATAATCAATGAACGCCATTAAAAGATTTGCAATAGCTATCATTGAAGTTATCCAAGAATCAAGACGTTTACAAGCTGAAGAAATTAAGAAGAGGTATTTTCAAAGATGAAAACAATCTTATTCAAAATTTCAAACTTATTTAAACAAAAATCTGAGTTAGAAGAATTCATTATTTCTAAAAATCCACAGACTGCTGCTGACGTTGAACGCTGGACTCGTGTGTTCAACCATTCACAGTTTAGGGGGTTATGATGTTAAAATGGATTCCAATGACAGATGATGATTGGGATTGGGTAAAC